ACTCGAAACAATCAGATCCTGTGAAATTTGTAGAATTATCAACATAAAATGAAGCATTAAATGTAACATTGTATGTTGTATTCGAACTTACAAAATCAGAGAAATCAGCAAGACAGCTCGATGTATTTTGATCAAACCCAAAACTAATGTTCTCGAAATAAGAACTATTATCATCTGTTGGAACATAACAAAGTCCAGAACTTGGAAGACAATAATTATCCATCACGTTTCCACAAACTTCATCATACACTGAAAGATCACTTTTCATATCTTCCTGTTTCACCATGTAAACAGACATGTTTTCAATTCCGAAAGCGTCGTGAATACAACGAAGCAGAGTTGTCTTTCCATGCCCATTCGGCGAAATAATACCATAGTTATTACCACGATTAATAGTCAAATTGGTATTTTCAAGCAAATGACGTGTTCCAATTGTCAAGGACATATCCTTAACAACAATAGATGTGTCGTTTACCACCAATTCTTCATAAATAAGATTAATGTTTTCAAGAGACATATTTGTTTATTGAAAAGTTAATACCTTGTATTTTTTTTGGTCAATTTTTTTAACATGAAGTGTTAATTAAAAAGTGAAAAATAAAGTTCGAAACATTAAAATACCCATCTATTTAATATGGGAAAAGTTTACAGTGTTCTGTACTACACTTCACCAGTCAATCATGACTATTTAATTAGGTTGAAGTCCAAAAGTTATCCAAATAGTTACAATACTTTCGAGAATTTTATTGGATTCCTAATTTTTAACAAATTAGACAATGAATATGATGAAAGTGACTTCAGACGTATCTGTGGTATATCTCACGACATTATCTACAATGATAAAGATGATTATCGTCTGAAATACCTCTACAGAAGTTACCGCAACATCTGTAATGTTTACCGATCAAACGAAAGATACGGTTTCACAAACGGATACATGGAAATGCTTATTGATCCTTATTTGGTACAAGACTCAAAAGTTATTGATGAATTCAATATTCTTGATCAAGAATTTCTCAAGATTGTTCCAATGATTTATGTGAATAATCGTGAGGAAAAAAACAAGTACAATCTTATCAACCGTATATTGAAAGAAATTGGTAAGAATATTTCCAATGTTATCAGTGAAATTAATATTTTCTTGGGTAATCCTTTGGAAAATTATATTTCTGATTTGGATAAGATAATGGAGTTTAGATCACGAATTGAAACTTATTTCAATTTGATTTATGGTGGGCGTGATGTTATTTTGACTAAGATTGAAGATAATGTTGAGTCTTTGGTGAATGGAGTTTCACCAATTATTTACAACGGTGGTGCTGAATCTATGAAATATCATGCTTTATTTCCTGAAGATGAAAATGCCAGAATGAAGAATTGTGGAGATGTTAGATCCCGACACGATATTACCAAATATTCTGAGAAGATTTTTAAAAGTGAATATAAAGTAACAGTTGATGGTGAAGAAAGAACCAGAACAAGAAATGATTATCCGAAAATGTTGAATATGCTTGGTTTTACAGACGAAGAGGAATTCAATAGTATTCATCGTGAGATTGTAGATGTTTACAAAAGTGAAACAAATAGACTTATTAGAAAGTTGAAGAATGGTGTTAATGCAAAATCTTCCACCGATAATGTGAGTTGTACCACTGTTTTGTATAACATTAAATATTATTTGAATATCATTAAGCGTGCTGTGAAATTCCGCATCAAGGAGTTTTGTTATCGTGCTGATACAAATTATCGTTATGATTGGAGACATTCAAAAAACATGGCTATTCGTTGGCGAGAGTATTTCCGCCTCAATATTGAAGATATCATGGGTCATCTTAACACGGCTATCTCTAGTTGTAAAGACGTTGTTAATAACAAGAATAGTATTCTTGCTCATATTAACAACTGTGCCAATATCTCAACTTATTATCAAAATGAAAAAGCCAAAATCGATAAAGAATTTGGTAATTTCACAGATTCTACTTCAAACAGTGAAGATTTTGATGATATTCTTGATTCGACAATGGAAGAGATGAATGGTAATATTCCCACACAAATGAGGGAACGTAAAAAGAAAAAGATGTACCATCTCAAAATGGAAGTCAAACAAAAATACGAAACGATTGTTGAAAATCTCAAACTTTCCGAAGCTGTCCTTAAAGACAGTCTCAATCTGCGTGCATAAGCAAAGTAATCAATTTAAACTAGCTAAACTCCCGTAAAGAGTAAGGACTGGGTATAGAGTTTAAAAATTGATTATTTTTTTATAATATTTAGTTATTCTTACATTGAATATGGCACTACAAGTATCTTACCCAAGTTGGTTCAGCCGTTCTATCCAAAAAGGTAGTAAAAAGGCTAAAGGTAGTAAACAGATCATGTACACGGATATGATTGTTCATGGTAAAAAACATGATAATTTTGAACGTATCAAATTTGCAGATAGTATTCTTGGTGATGTTGTTAATTATGACGCAAACGGAAAGAATATTATTGAATATTTCACAGAGGGAGTTGTTGGTTCTATTGACCAAGAACTTACCTATTTGATGATAAATATTCAATCCCTTGCACAATTTTCGTCATTTGAACAATGTGAATTGGATAATTTAAAATGTATGATTGAAGTAAAACTGAAAAGTTTGCAAAAATTTATTGACCTCTATAGTTTGAAACCTTGCCAAGCAATCATGACGGATGAATCTTTTGATCAAGCAATCGATAGTGTTGGCCTTTTTAATGAAACAGTCAAGGCAATCATTGCTTCTTCTTCAACATCCTTGGCAGTTGTTTCTGTTAGAAATATTTATCATTTTAAGGAGTTCACAAATAGGTTGAGTTCTGTCATTGGTTATATTGAATCTGAAACCGAAAATGTTGTTGATTCTCTCAATGATGAGATCAGAAACATAGAAGAGAAAGGTGATGATATGACAAAGAATGATGCAAAGAATGCTGAAAACATTCGTAAGACTGTTCAAAAGTTGAATCTTTTCAAAAATACGAAACTTTTTGAAAATGAGGAACAATTTAAGATTTTGGAAGAACGTAATGAAGATTTGGTGAATTATCTTAACAATATGAAAAAGATTATTGAGAATATTCTTGCTACATTTCAACTCTCTATTGACGAGAATCATTTTGATAAAAAGATGTATATGAAAAACATTGCGAATATGTTTGATGAAAGGAGGAAAATGCGTAAGAATTTTAGCGATGTTTTCAAACTCTAAAATATAAATTATAATTTATTTATCTGAGGGTGTTAATCTTATCAACCATGATTTTACAAGGATCAACAAACTCATCTCCAACTAAAACAATTGGAAGTTCCGTGCAAGCTGTGATAAAATATTTACAACCAGTTTTCTTAAGATCGTTGACTACTTTCATCAACATCATTTTGGAAACTGTGTAATCTTTCTTTTTGATTAGATAAATGGCATCAGCTACCTTCTTTTGTTGTTCATCACTTGGATAAATAAAATCGGGTAGATATTTGTCGTAAAGTTTCATCTCCCTTGTTGCCATTGTTGACAAAACACAAACATTATCGAATCCTTCTTGTGTAATATATTTACAAGTTTCCTCAATAATACTGAGAAAAGGTGTTTTCATAGAACGTTTGATCTCATCCTCCCAATAATGAGCTGTGTTACAAGTCATAATGACGTGTGTTACTTGACTGCTTTCTAACAACTGGACATTTCTAACCAACATTTTCCCAATCTTTTCAATCACTGAATCATTTTTAGACAACAACGAGGAGGATCTATCGGGGATTTCAGGAGTAGATATCAACAAAAATGGCACATGATCCTGCTCGTTTTTAATAGGCGTTAGATCATTCAATTTGTGTAAAAAACTAATCGTGGCGTTGGGACCCATACCACCAACTATTCCTAGAAGCATACTATACTTTATGAACCGAAAGTTTTTATAATATTTTCTTCAGTTTTTTAACTGTGAAACAGTTAACAGGTGGAAATCATAGAATGATAATCCATTAACGAAGGATAACCATCACCAACATGGATATCCATGTGATGTCTGTGGAGTTTATAGATATTTCCTTTTGAAAAATGAACAACAATTCCCTCGAAAAAATTGCATTGATTATTATTTAGAAACCATTCTTTGAGTTTTTCAAAATTAAAATCTTTTGGATAACCTCTCAAATGAAATGTTCCGTGAACGACAATCAAATGTTCATCAAGTTTGTGTGGATTTTTCTGCCATTTTGGCCCCATAACTTCAACCGAAAGTCCCTCCAATTTTTTAAGAGGTATTTCTTCAACTTCTGTTCCATAACCGTTATAGGTTAGTGTGCGAACAGATTTTTGATCAGGAGACAAAGCATCAAAATGCCATTTATCACCTTTTTCCAAAGGCATAAAACCAATTAAATGGCCGAATTCATCAGATGTTTGTTCCCAAGTTTGTGGAACTTTTCGATTCTTCTTAATATCACGACGTTTCTGAAGTTTTCCATTATGAACGCGACAACAAGTACCATCTACCTTTCCAGAAACAATGAAAGTTTGTTCCTTATCCTTCAAATCATTTTCGAAATCTGGATTCAAAACAGTTGTGGCAAGTCTCTTTTTCGTTGTTCGTCCAAGCTTTTCAGTAGGAACGTCAAGAATCTCACACTCATAAATACACTGAATTTTTCCTTTTACTGGATTTCCGAATTGCTTCATATTTTTGTGTTTGTTTTTATACATCTTTATAAAAATAAATTCACTTTTTTAATTAAGATTCATTGATCAGTTCAAAGATTCTCTTAATACTCAATTCACATTTATCATCTTCAAAATAATTCTCAAAACATCTAATATCCAGTTCTGAATCAATATTATCAAGAATATTCTGAACTTCAGTTAACGTTGTGATATATTTCAAATTATATACAATTGAAAATATATCAGTAATCCCAAGAGATTCTACAGCTGTGAGATAGGTACTACTACACATGACAATCAATTTACAATCAGTTGGTCTTTCATTTAACAAAGCTTTAATACATTGTAACACCTTATTCGAAAAGGTAATAGAGTTACCAACCATCATGAAATCAAGAAGTTGGTCCAAATCATCAATAATGATAATTGCGAATTTACTTCTGTAAGCATCATCAAAAATATTCTTGATAGAAATTACCTTTGATTGATCAGAAAATCCAATGTAATCTTTAGGTGTAATCATTTTCACATAAGGACAACCAGATTGTTGTGCGGTATATGTCATAATCGCACTCTTTCCACAACCTTTTCCACCTTGAATCAGAAGAGTTTTGATATAACCTTGTTTATTCATACTGGAGATAGTTTGGAGAGTATCTTGGAGATGATTAATTTTGAGTTGATTTATTGTTCCACTCACAATTCCATTATCATAATATTTGGCTAGATTTTCGTCTTTACCAAAAGCTGGATGAATGTCCTTTGTTCCTTGGATGAAATCTTCTCTTGTAATCATAACTTTTGATTCATCTGGTTTTGTTCCTTCAGAATCTAGATTGATTTCTCTGTTAAGAGCTGAAGAAGTTGCTGATCTGCAAATTCCCGCCAATTCTGCACCAGTGTAGTTATTGGTCAGTTTTGCGATCTCTTCGACAACTACGTTTGGATCTAGAACACTTTCTTTCCTCAATTTTTCTGTATGAATATTGAGAATTTGTACCCTACCTCCTTCATCAGGAAGGCCAATTTCAACTTTCAATTCCATACGACCCGGTCTCAAAATAGCTGGATCAATCATATCCAATCTATTTGTCATACCAATAATCAGAATATTATTGAGAGAATCTACTCCATCAATTTTGGATAATAATTGGTTAACAACACTGTCATTAACACCAGTTCCACTTGTTGATGAACCACGTTTCTTACAGATTGCATCAATCTCATCGAAAATAATGATGTGGAGTTCACTCCGATCACCATATTTAAGATAGTCAACTTCCGCGTCAATAAAAAGCTCACGGATTTTCTCCTCCGAACGACCAACATAACGGTCAAAAATTTCAGGACCATTAACAATTTTGGGTTCCTTTGCATTCAAAGCTTTGCCCAATTGTCTAGCAATAAGAGTCTTACCACAACCTGGTGGACCGTAGAGAAGAATTCCTTTTATGTGTTGAATACCCAATTTATTCATAAATTTTGGTGAATAAAAACGGGTTGCAAAAGCACGACGGAAAATGTGTCTAAATTCGTCATCTAAACCTCCAATTCCCATACTTTGGAAATCAAATTTAGGAAGTTTAAACAGATTTTCCGATTCAGAGTTATCCAAAACAATTGCTTGCTTTGGATGCCTCTTGAAACAAATTTTTGTATTTTCTGTAAAAATACCATCACTAATGGGTTCTCCATCAGATTGTTTCATACTGTTTACAGTAAACCTAAAAGGACGTTTTTTTGTTTCTCCATCTGGAATAACCATCATGTAAACATTTTGAGTCTTATTCAGATATCTCCCATTAACTGTTTTTGTCATTAATGTTTTGAGAATATCACAATCAAGAATTCTCATGTTTTTGATGTCCATTCTGTAGTTTGAAACATCAAAAGTTATTTTATCAATAAATCTATGATCATCTGGAAGTGGACGAATATCGATAGATGTTCTAAATGGTAATTTCAACAATTCCCTATTGGACAAATTCAAATAAACATATCCTTTAACAATGGACTCGTGTGTACGAACATTGAATACCTTTCTGTTAATCATGGCGAACTGTTTTTCTTGATCCCAATCTTCTGGATTCACAAAAACGTCTACACCATTATTTATATTATCATGTTTTTTATCTGTCACAATGAACATATTTAATATTTTATCTGAATATTCCTTTTATATAAAAAAATCATTTTTTTACATTAAAAATAAATTTTTACTTAAGAGTTTATGTAGTATAAGTATCAATGGTTAATCAAAGTAATTTAGTTGATTTTGATGTGAGTTATAAAAGAACTATTGATAATTGGCAAACAGTTAGTGATGAAGAGGTTGTGGAGTTTAAGAATTATATGAGAGTTTTGTTTAATATTCCTTTTGAAACATTGCTTGTTGCAAAGGTAAGTGGTATGGTTAGGATTATTGGGTTTTGTTCGGATGGTTTGCTTAATAGGAATAAATATTTGGTTGTTCATATTAGAGATGGTAAATGTAAGATTTTTGAGGGTAATTGTGAAAAGATGATTGATAATTTTGGGGAAAAAAAATGGATCATATTTAATAATAATGATGCTCAGATTTATGAGGGAACAGGTGAAAGGTATACTGTTGATGTTGATTATAATGAGGGTTATGTTGATAGTTATTGATATTGAAATCTTTTGAGGATAAGATTCCTTCTATGTAAGATTTCGGCATATACATCTTTTCTTCTTTGGCGTAATTGCTTAATTTGTAGTTCAAATTCAGCAATTTTTTCATCAATTTCGCGTTTCACTTCATCTTTGTAAATTTGTGTAGCTTTCATGATATTTTTCTTTGTGTAAATAGTTCTTCGCTGATCAAGTGGTGCTTGAAGACCATTATGTAGGAGTGCTTTAGCTGTTTCCACAAGCTTTTTTCTTTGCTGGGATTCCATGTTATTTTGTGATATGTTATTTATTTTAAATAAAAAAAATCATTTTTTCTGTGTTTATTATATAAATGTGTTATAACGCTCCAACATCGATTATTTATTTTGGAATTATTTCCATCATAATTGTATTTTTATGGATGAGAAACAAAGGAAACGACAGATGGTTCGCTTTGTTTTTTACATTTGCCAATCTCGTTCAATTAGGAGAATTCTTTATTTGGACAGGTCTTGGTAATAAAAATAAAACAATGAATTTATTCGGATCAAAACTGATCAAATTGTCGATATATGCTCAACCTTTAGCAATAACATTGGGTGCTAAATTTTTGGGAAAGATAGATAAGAAATATGATACCATTGTAAATATTTTAGCGGTTGTTTATGGAGTATTGTTTGGTATTGAAGTTTTAAGAACCTTGGTTAATCCTGTTGCACCGAGTAGGCAAGCGGGACATCATTTGACTTGGAATAATAATTTGTTTAATGATACTTTGGTTAGTGGTACGTTTTTGTCATTTATTTATGCAATTAGTTTCTTTGTTATATTTTTCCAGAAAGATAAGATTCAAGCATTATTTATTATTGCTTTCGTTTATTTGGCTTTGGCAGTTAATTATTTCTCATTGAAAAACACCACATGGCAATCAATGTGGTGTTTCTTTGGTAATTTCACTCCTGTGTTATACGTTCTAATGACTAGATAAATTATAAAAACAGATTAAAAATCACGACTAATAGAATCACGCAAGATCTTTCCGATCTCGTATTCAGTTAAATCATCATCTTCATCAGGTACAGCCTTTTCAGTTCCACTAGAACCACCAAACTCAATACCCTTGCCATGTACAGTCTGGATTGTCCTAAGAACATCGGAGCTTTGCTTCCTCTGTTCAAATTCCAAAATTTGTTCCATCTCTCGCCCACGTACCTTACAGATCAAACGACTGTCAGTTACATAATAGTAATACTCACGCCTGTCAATAGTGTCAGTGGTCAGAATAGTCATAAAATCTACACTTTTGATTTTATAAAAGATTATTATTTAAAATAGTGTGCTAATTTGGTATTGTCGTATATTTTTTCCAATAAGCCAAAAAGTACGTTGTCGTTCTGATCTTTTTGTGATGATTTCAAGTTTAGAAGTATCATATAAATATTTTTTAAGATCATCACCACGAATATAATAAAAGTCGGCGAATCTTAAGAAATAATACATTCTTCGTTCCCGAATATCTTTGTCTGCATACACATGATATAAAACTAATTTATACATACATCTTCCATTTGATCTTTCAATAGCTACACTGATTTCATATTTGTAATCGTATTCAGATTCATCTTCAATAAATACTTTTCTCCATCTTGTTTTCAATTTTAAATTAGGATACGTAATCCTTGTTTTGATAAAAGAAATAACATTTAATAGGACATTAAAATCTTTATCAAATATGGAAACCTCCAGAATGTCAGAAACATAAATTCCCCATTTTTTCAATTGTTTGAACATAAGATTAACAACACTCATATCGAGTAAATGTTTATGACTTCTTTTAATTGCAAAGAAAGTTAGATTAAAAGCAGGATCTTCCATAAGTTTCTTAAAACTGTTTGGATCTTCCTTCTTATTTTTTCCTCCACCTCCGCTATTGAGATAACGTGGTTTAATTTCAGAAGAGAAACCAGCACTACCTCCGCCATTGTAACTTGGTTTTTGTGGACAACAGTTCTGTAATTCATCTGTTCCGAATTTTTCAACAAAACTTTCAGAAAAAATACTTCTACCAACAGTACGTTTAGAACCTTGAAAAGCTTTTGTATCTTTTTTGCTAATATGACGTTTGTTCAAATGATGGAACTTATTCACAATATCACAATCTCTACTATATGAGGGTTTCTTCATTTCCTTTTTGTATTCGTGTAATTCGCGATCTTTCTTTTTGTTCCTTTTGAAATTCCGACGACTCTTCGCACCACTACCTTTTTGGATGTAATATTCGTTATTCATAATTGAGGTTGGTTATTGGTGTGATCTTGATTTTTAATAATCATTTTTTTTTACGGAAAAAAGTGAATTTTATTATAACAAACTTTGTTTATATCACATAAAAAATATGAGTAATCATGAAGTTTACGTTAAGGGAATAACTGGAGATACCAAGACTTTTCAACTTTCAAATCATAATCCAATAACAGTTTATGACTTGAAAAAGTTAATCAATGGTGATGAACCTTATATGATAAGATTGTTACATAATGGTGAAGAACTTGATGATGAACAGTTTTTGAACCAAGTGGATAGTAATACATTTTATTATTTAATGAAGTTGAATAGAGAAGTTGAATTGTTATTGGAGATTAAAAGAAAGATGAATCTTGAACTTAATTGGAGTAAAGATATAGATTTATCTGAGTGGCAACATATAGAGATTGATACTGATAATGGTTCAAAATTCAAAGTTACACAATTGAATTTATCATTTTTACAATTAACAGGAGAAATTCCGAAAGATATTGGAAAACTTATTAATTTACAATACTTGTATTTATATGATAACCAATTAACAGGAGAAATTCCGAAAGATATTGGAAAACTTATGAATTTAAAATGGTTGTATTTATCTAATAACCAATTAACAAAAAAAATTCCGAAAGATATTGGAAAACTTATTAATTTACGATGGTTGAATTTATATAATAACCAATTAACAGGAGAAATTCTGAAAGATATTGGAAAACTTACGTATTTAGAAGGGTTGAATTTATCTAATAACCAATTGACAGGAAAAATTCCGAAAGATATTGGAAAACTTATTAATTTACGATGGTTGTATTTACAAAATAACAAATTAACAGGAGAAATTCCGAAAGATATTGGAAAACTTATTAATTTACGATGGTTGTATTTATATAATAACCAATTAACAGGAGAAATTCCGAAAAATATTGGAAAACTTATGAATTTACAAAGATTGTATCTAAATAATAACCAATTAACAGGAGTAATTCCGAAAGAAATTGGAAAACTTACGAATTTACAAGTGTTGAATTTATATAATAACCAATTAACAGGAGAAATTCCGAAAGATATTGGAAAACTTATGAATTTACAAGCGTTCAATTACGATAAAGACAAACTAATTGAAAAAAAATGAATTTTATTATAACAAACTTTATTCATAATGTACAAGAGATTATGAGTAAATATGAAGTTTACGTTAAGGGTATAACTGGAGACACCAAGATTATTCAACTTTCAAACCATAATCCAATAACAATTTATGATTTGAAAAAGTTAATCAATAGTGATGAACCTTATATAATAAGATTGTTACATAACGGTGTAGAACTTGAAGATGAACAGTTTTTGAACCAAATAAATACTGACACATTTTATTATTTAATGAAATTGAATAAAGAAGTTGAACTATTATTGGAAATTAAAAGGAAGATGAACATCGAAGATGATGAACTTAATTGGAGTAAAGATATAGATTTATCTGAATGGCAACGTCGAAGTATTGAAACGAATATATCCTCTTTACAACAGAAAAATCGAACCTCTGTTAAAATGTTCAATCAACGGATTTTACCACCTTAAACACCATGCCACAGGATTCAGACCTAAATGTTTTGAATACTTAAGACGAGTGTATGATAATTTTCGTGCCTTCTTATGGTGCGTAAAACAAAAGAATAATGTTTGTGATGATGTATTAAAACATATTTACAAATATACAAAACCATCTGAATTTACAATGTGGAAATTATACCCACCATTCGATACAAAAAAAATTATTAGATTTGTCGGCAATAAAACAGGAATCGAGGGTGGTAGCATGAGATACACATCTTTTGTTTTTTATTTAATAAAAAATAACAAAATTGAAGACATAAAACTACTACTTGAAAACGGATTCTCAAAAACACAAAAATACAAACTTTACATTCCCGATTCAATGTCAGGATGCGACGGTGGAGACTCCAGAACTTTATTTTTAACAATGTTTGAATACGCTACCAGATATCCTTATATCTCACCAGAAATGAAAAAACTTGTGAAACCATAAAAATATATTGTTTGTGAATTTACCAAAATGTTGATCCTTAAATTTAACATCTCAATTTTTATGGATTTATCAAAAACAATTCCATATTTATAACACGTACAAATTATTTACCAAATATGGACTCCATTTTATCAATATAAGGTTCAATATTTATATGTAAATTTATTAATATATACTTAACAATACCTTTATAAAAATAACATAAAGTTGCTTACCAAATATGGAATCCGTAATTTTTGAAAAATATTTCACAACTGCAAAAACTTTTTTATTTTTTTTTTTCATTAAAATTTTTTTTTTCGTGATTTCAAAAAATAAAAGTTTTACACTTTAAAATATATTTTTCAAATCAAGGATTCCATTTTTGGTAAGCACTATTTTGTATATAAATTATAATATTGTTTATGTTAAAATATTTTTTATATGTACATGTATTTTTAACATTAGTATGGTCATTTGGAGTCCATATTTGGTAAATGGAGTCCATATTTGGTAAATTTGCTTAAAAAAAAATATAAAATAATGAATATAAATGTTTAAATGTGATAATTGTCATAAACAATTCAATTATAAAAAAAATTATAAATATCATACTAAATCTGGTGTTTGTAAAAAAAATAATAAATACAAATGTAAATTATGCAGTTTATTATATAAGAAAAGAAGTGTTTTGAAAAATCATTTGATGAATAAACATAATGTAAACGAAAATAATATAAATGATAATATTGAAATAAACCAAGACTATGTCAACGATATAATATGTACTATATGTTCAAAAACATTTAGTAGTGTATCAAATCTAAATAAACATCTCATTTTAAATTGCTGTGTCAAAAAATCACAAATCATAAATAATGCAAACAATATTACAAATAATATAGATAATAGTACAAATATTACAAATAATACAAATAACAACTACCAAGTCAATATAAATAATTTCGGACAAGAAAAAGTTAACCAAGAAAAACTTATCAAACTTATTCAAAAAACCAATATTTTTAATATAGATGATTTATTCATGAATTATATTATCATGAAACACGTACAAACACCCGAAAACAACAATCTTTTTATCAAACATAGATACGGCGGACAAATATATGTTTTCAAAGGTAAATGGAGCAAAGAAGAAAAAGATGTCACATTTGACAAAATAAAAACCGCAACAATTGATGATATAAATGATTGTATCAATACTCATAAACATCTTAATAATGCTGTTTTATCAGGTAAATTAGATAAACTGGAACATACCAATACCAAAAAATTTAATAAAAATATAAACGACGTTCTTTACAAAAACAAACAAACTCTCGAAAAATCATACGAAGAAACAAAGAATTATGGAAAATAATAACTCTTTATAAACTTTTTCATAAAAAAAATGATTTATTTTATACAATAATTATAAAATGAAAACCTTAAACATGGCTTCAACACATGCGAAAATTAAAAATAACCAATATGTATCTCCGAAGAAAAACCGCATGGTTGCTATTTGTGGTCTCATTGACGGAATCTTTTGTAGCTGGATGAAGCGACAAAATCTCACACCTTTGGCCCATCGGTGGTCCCTGCTTTTTCGCTCAGCTGTTAACATCACCTGCTGTGAGTGAGTGTGGATTTTCCACGCGAGCAAAGGCTTTAAAGTCCAGAAAATGAAATAAGTAATGAGTTAGAGTCCCACGTTAAAAAAATATTTTTCGCCTGAAGTCCATGATGATGGTCTTCCTGGATAGGTTGCATTTGATAAGGTAATTGACACTTATAATTTATTTTCTTCATTAAAACATATGAAAACTCTTACGATCAGAGTGAAAAATCACAAACCTGCTCACTTCTGGCACTTCATGATGGGTGAATTTCTCCCAATTGTATCCAATATTGCAAGAACCAAACCAGACAAAGTAACTCTCTTCAATCCCAAAAGAAGATGGAACACTGTTTTTGACAAATTTTATAAAGAACTCGAAACAAAAAAAACAAAAATCATTCTCAAAAACAATTTAGGTGGATTAAATAAAAAAAGACCAAATCGCCAAAGACGAATAAGACAATTGCTACGCAGAAGAAGAAACAGAAAACAAAATAAATTAACAATGAGTTACCGAAAATGGGATTGGCAATGGAACAGTATTGAAAAAAAAAAATGTAAAATAGCTATAGAACACCTCAAAAAACTATCGGAGAAAAAATATGGATCTCATAAAGACGGTAAAACTCTTTGTTTATATAGAGACAAAATAAAAGGTAATTTACGCAAAATGTTTAACAATCGAAACTTTGGTGCTGGCAGAAGAAGCTTTAAGGATATGAACAAAATCAGCAAAATATTCCAAAACGTAAAATATGTAAATACAGATAACATGCCAATCTTAAAACAAATATCTTTTTTTACAAATCATAACAAATTAATTTTAGAACATGGTGCTGGTATGGTTTTATCATTATTTATGAACAATAAAAGCAAAGTAATCGAACTTATTCAACCATGGAAAGCAAAAAAAAGAAATGGTGCAGCTCAAGGCTTACGTAGAATATCCAATTTAAAAGGTTATAAATTGAAACGCGTTATTATTAATAATCACCGATCAATTCTCAAAAAAAAGAAACAATTAAACGAATTAAGCAAAAAATTCATGAAATAAATATATCTTTTATGTATAATACATGATAATAAAAATGAGAAGAAATCGACCTGCTCATTTTTGGCACTTCATGATGGGAGAATTCCTACCAGTTGTTTCCATTATCGCCAGAACAAAATCCAATAAAATCATTCTTTATCACCCAAGAAGAAAATGGAACACATTTTTTGATAAATTCTACGAAGAACTCCAAACAAATAAAACCAAAATAATATTCCGAAATGGTTCAATAAAAAATAAAAAAATGATTAGACACCAAAGATGGGACTACGGTTGGAACGGAAATGGTAAAAATTTATGTAGATTTGCAATTAGACACTTGAAAATATTAATGACTAAAAAATATAAACCTGAACCTTCTGGGGGTAAAATACTTTGCTTATACAGAGACGAAGCAAAAGGTGATCTTAAAAAAATGTTCGGGAAAAAAGTTTCGGTGCAGGAAAAAGAAAATACAAAGATATGAACAAAATACACGAAATATTTAATGACATAAAATACATAAACACCGATGGCATGCCATTTTTAGAACAAATGTCTCATTATATTGGGCATAATAAAATGATTTTAGAACATGGTGCTGGTATGGTTTTCACACATTTTATGAACGGTGGGAGCAAAATTATTGAAATTATACCACCAAAAAAACTAAAACATAAAAAAGACGGTGCAGTACAAGGGTTACCCAGAATATGTAGATCAAGAGGTTATAAATTACGAAGAGTTGTTTTAAATAACAACCAATCAATTTTGAGAAAAAAAAAACATTTACAACTTTTGAACAAAAAATTCCTCAAAAATACGAAAAAAAGTACAAAATAACCATACCAAAAACAAAATTGATCAACGCATCAGGCGATTTCTTTTGTTTACTGTGTTTTTCGCTTTGCTCTTCTTGTTCTTCTTGTTCACTATGTTCGTCAATTTCATAATATTCGTCTTTTCGATCATCAAACTTGTCAACAAGCAAATAACTACTAAACGCTCCAAGTGTGGCACCGATTAAAACAAATTCTGTTTTTTTCTCCTTACGCTTCTCTTTAGGCAAAAGATAATATCCACCGATTGCTCCCAATAAAGCACCAGCTATCATAGCATTTTCTCTTTTAGTTGGCATGGTTTACTTTCAAGCTTCACATATGTTATAAAAAATTATTCAGTTTTTCAACCACGAAGTGGTTACTGTTCAACCGTAAAACGGTCACTGTTAAAAAATATGCCACGTTGAGAACAAGGTGGCATACGCAATTGCATTTGGAACTGCTTCTGGTCGACTTGGATCATCCCCACCCAAATAGTGGCCAAAAAACTCTTGACAACCGAGGGCAATGAATGACACCAAAAATCCGTGCCAGAACATGTTCCAATTTCCCATATCAGAATTTACCTTCTCATTGGCACAAATCATTGGAATTGTATACCAAATCAAACAAAAGAATCCTTGGAGGAAATTAATACTCATATAATGACCAAACAATGCACCCCATACATAATGTTGCATCCATACCCGATTTTCAGGGGATAATTGGAAAAGTGCTGGGACCCAACATGAAATACCATAAACGGTGAATAACATCCCAAAAGAGTGAACCCAACAGTTCCACTTACTTTGGTGGACCTCCGCATAATATTCAATACCTTCAATTCCACTATCCATTCCAATAGCGTCGAGAAGTGGTGTTACACAAAAATACCCAAAAATAAAGGGCAGTACCAGTCTAATATCATTCATGATTTGTTTGGGGATTATTTTGGATGCTGATTATATTATTTTCATTTTTTTTTTTTGTTAAAAAAATAAAAAATTTGATTGTAAATATTTAGTTTATTGTTAAATTATATTTCGTTATAATGAAAAACTGTATTGTATAAATCGTGATTATAATGGATGTTTAAATATAAGAAAGTTATTTAATTGTTATATAAATAACGAAAATAGACCTTTACAATATTGTAGGGGATATAACTTAGAAAAAAATACCAACCCATCTTTGGATGTGTCAAATGGTATTCGGCTTGAGAATAATTCTATTATCCAGATAGTGCAATTACATCACTGATTTTGAAAAATTTTGTTTCATTTTAAATATCGGTCGGTGTAATACCATAAATAAACACCACAGTAAATTTATAGAAATCAGAAAAATGAAGAATTAAATTAATTTTTTATAAATGTCAGATTAATTACCCAAAAAAGGTTTCATAATTTCTTCATCTTTCATACCAGAAAACATATAATTTTTGATATGAAACATAACCTTCGCAGGCGTATACTTGAACTCTTCAATCCGTTCAAGAACTTCTGGTTCAATCTTTCTCCTCATGAGTTTATTAAAAATCTCCTGAATCTGAAACCTATCACAAGCCTTCAACTCCAATTTGAGATTCATCCTACCATCACGAATAATAGCTGGATCCAATTTGTTCTTATGATTCGTCGTAAGAATAACAACGGAATCATCCATCGTCATACAACCTTGCAAAAGATTGAGGAGATAAGACAAGTTGAACTCATCATCCTCCTTATCAAAGATATCATTTACTGATAACTCCTTTTCTTCACCATCAGGTGAAGTAGATCTCTTCAAAACAACATCCGACATACAATCAACATCCTCCAAAACAATAATACCACCTGAAGTGACATTCTTATTTACGTGTTCGAATACCATATGTATATCTTTATTGGTTTTCACCTCCTTCAAATTAACATAATAAATATCCTTCTGAAGATACGAAGCAATCGCCATAATTGTTGTTGTTTTTCCAGTTCCAGGCTCGCCATAAAGAAGAATGTTCAACTTATTATCAAAACCCAACTCCTTCATCAAATCTTTATTTTCTTTGAATTGCTTCAAAGTACAACTGAGGAAATGTTTCTCATCCTCTCTCAAATAAAGAGCTGACAATTTTCTGTAATCCTCATTGACTTTACTCGTTTTGATCTCCGTTGAAACTTCCTCTTCCTCAATAAACTCATCAGGAATATCCTCATTCATTTGAAGCATCATCTGACTTACCATTGGATCAATTGGATGACGAGGCATAATAACCTTTTTCTTCCTCTGTTCACTTGAATCCTCAACTTCATCTTCTTCTTCCGATATGGGAGCATGGGAAAAAGATTCTTTCATGAAATTCATCTTTCTTTTCCATTTTGTATACACCTCATTTTCAACCTTCTTGGTTGTAACATTACGTTCAACTGTTAGTTTGTTAATAGAAATATTCTTACCCTCTTTGCGAGTGGAATAAGACTTGATTTTGTCAATCATATCAAAAACGAAATCACTTTCGTTTGTACCAATCATGACTTTCTGTACAGTTTTATCATCCTTGGATGGATTGTACGTCATTGAACATTCAAAATCTTTGAAAGCATCTGTTATTTCTTCTTCAGTACAAACTTTTAGTGCATCAAATTTTAAACTATTTGAAACAATAGAATATATACAAAAACCAATTTTTAACTTTTTTTTAATTTGATAAAAAGCTTCATTGTAATTATTATTTGTATCGAATCTAAATTTGGAGTTATTATTGATAGAATCATAATGTTTCACAGTGAAGTACCCTCTTCTTTTAGGGAATTTTTTATCTTCTTCTGTCATAATATAAAAATAATAAAAATACGAAATAAGAAAAAACGTTGCCAATGCTTCATCTTTACCCAAATAAGGATGTTTCGTTAAAAGCATTTCAACAAGGTTTTCCTCTGTAAAATTAACTTTTCTTTCTTTTCTTCGTTCATTTGTTGTTCCCTGATAAAAAGTATCAATGATTTGCTTGTAGGTCTTCCCTTTAAAATTAGGATTATTTTCAAACTGTGCTGTAATAATTCTCCTTTGCTCATAAGTCAAATAATCCCTGTAAGAACTACTCTTCACCCGACTAGCACTTATTTTACGATTATTAAAACACAGTTCATAGCTAATAACCTCCTCTGTCTTCCACTTATTTTACGATTATTAAAACACAGTTCATAGCTAATAACCTCCTCTGTCTTCTTATTAACAACGAAACTAAAATCACTCAGAATTTTAACCCCATTATACTCAATATTCTTAAAAGACCTATTGAAAAGCAAATCTTTACTATTTTTAACAGTAAAAGAACTAATCTTTTCCTCATATTCACAAGCGTCAAGTAGGAAAAGATAAAAAGATTTCATAAAATCATGAGTGACCTCAATGAAAACATTTTCTGGTTTCTTTTCGACCTTTTCTGTATCCATATTTGTAATAAGTTGTTTAGTACGTCTCCTCCAAATAGGAAGCTTGATCTTTACATTCTTCAAAGATACCAACATTTTGCACATATACATATACATCTGCAAAATAAAGTATTTCATACCTTTGAAAGATTGATCAATACCACCCGTTAAAAGCTTTTTCACACTACCAACCTGAGTTAACAACAACAATTTACAAATATTTGGCAACGTCAACTGGTAATTTCCTTTCATGATCTCGCCAAAATTTGACATCAACATATTATTCATCATCAAATCCGTAATATTCGAATATGATGGACCATTCGGCCATTGATTCGGCATCCGAACATTTGCTTCTTTTTTATCTGTAGTAGCCATAGTTATTACTCTTTTCTCTCACAATTATAATTTTTAAAATTCATTTTTTTTACCGTGTAATAATCACAATGTTACTGTAACGCTTGACAGAACAACCTATGTCCCTTAAATTTACCAACACGTCCCCTTCTATCAAACTGTTTTTTAGTTGCTTTTACATACTTTAAATCATCATTCAAATGTTGTGTGCTATATTTCTTTCCAGTATTTTTCTCTTTTATTTTATTTTTCAAGTTCTTCTCCAAACTTGCCAAATCTTTACCCAGCCCATTATGTGTCCAAAAAACTTTACCACCACAATAGCAGTTCTCGTTTTCCATATTATTTAAAGTTTTATCATCAAATGTTTCTCTAGAATTATTTGGTAAATTATAGTTCAATCCATCTGCACCACTCCCAATTCGATTCTTGTGTGTTTGTTTACTACCATCGAAAGGAACAAAAGATAATTCATCAGCATCTTTATTTACTCTTCTATTCACTCTGTGTGACGTCCTATAATGTCGTTTAGCGTATTTTCTAGCCTTATTTACTTTAAAATTTACACTTCTTGATACACCATATCCATTTTTTCTAACGGTTTTGCCCATATATACTTATATATGGGTAAATTTTTAAGTATTG